GTCGAACATATTATCTTTTGATCCTGGGGTTTTACGATTGTTATAATGCAGAAAAACTTGTACACATTCTTTGCCTTTAAATTTTTCTCTCCAATGTTCTAGCTCACAGCCAGAATAAACTAGCATATCTCCTGGTTTTAAATCTACTTTAATACCTTTTGCTTGGCTAGTAGTAGTAATTTTTTTACCATCCGGTATACCTACATTTTCATTTGGGCTTAAATAGATAGGCCAATCATCACCACCTAGATTCATAGTGGTTGATATCTCACAACTAAATCTATCTTTATGTCTTTTTAAAACATCTCCTTTTTTATATATCCTTGCATAAGTATAAGCTGGGTATAATTTAAGTCCGGTTGCTTTTTCCATTTCAGGAAGACATTTAAGTAGTAAAGTTTCCATAGCAATATTACCATAAGCAGAATAAGTGTTTGGTATTTGCCCATCTGGTTCTTCGTAATATCCTAGTATTTGTTCAAAAGGTGAAAAGTATCTTGCAACTTTACAAGTATCATAAACTTGTTTTTGCATAGAAAAATAATTTGCAACAAATGCAGCTAAATCTTTTGATATTGCTTGACGGATAATTGTATACTTTTTCTTTTTAAACATCTTTAGAGTGTTCCTTTAAAACAGCAGATACATTAAAATGAATAAATCTAAATGGAGCTTTGCCATAATCTACAGAAAATTCGTGTTCTAGATATCCTGGAAAAAATATAAGCAACCCTGGTTGAGGTTTAAAATGAACTAATTCTGTTCCGGGCCATATTCCTTTTTGTGGTTTCATATGTAATTTTGTTGCTCGTGCTCCTGTCCGCGGTTCGTGAAAAACAGGCCACGAAGTTTTTTCACTAGCTTTTAAAAAATAAAAACCATTGACGTGAGTGTTCCAATGAATGTGTGCTGAATGATTTCCACCACCTTTTTTAGCAAATTCTTGTACCCACATTTGTTCAAAGAAAGTTGTGTACTTATTCATATCAAATCCTGAATGATCTAAAAACTCCCAACATTTTTGACCAACATAATTTCTAAAATCCATAAACTGAGTGTCCGCTAGTAATTGAGTTGAATGAAATGATCGACCAAAGTCTCCGTGAGCTTTAAGATGAGCTTTAGCTTCTTTAGTTTTTCTTGCTTCTTTAATATATGGATCACTTGCTTTGTTTAAAGATTTAACAAAGTCTGGTTTAATTTCATTCCA